CATATTCAGAATTTCAACAGATTTTTGGAGATTCTTTTAAAAGTGGTTCACAATATTATCAATATTTAACATCACACACCGCAGAAAATTACCTAAAACATTCAGATAAATTAACAGTTGTCAGAATATTAGATGGAAATTTTTCTACTGCAACAGCAACTCATAGTTCAGAAGAAACAACAACAGGTGCTACTACTGCATCAGGTTCTATAATAATGGATCCTTCTTCATCTGCAGATAGACCAGGTAAAAATCTGTTAAATGAACAATTAACTATCGGTGGTGTAGATTTCGTTGCAGTTACGGAACCTAAAAATTTCGACAATACGGCAACAGAATTATATTGGGCAACTGGTTCAACAAGTCAATCTGCAATGTTAAATTTAGCAGGTGCAATCAATAGTTCATCATTACATGGATTGAACATAACTGCTAGTTTTAGTGCGTCGATGGGTGCACTTGTTTTTACCGCTACATCCACGGGTACTGATGGTAATTTATCTGCTGCATCTTCTTCAACTGCATTTTTCTTTCCACCAGCCTTCCCACCACTCAGACCATTTATACATAGTCAAGGAAGCTATATAACTAATAATGAAGGTAGTACAAGGATACAACTTTCTAATACAAATGCACAACAAGGTGGAACAGATACAACAACAGAAGGAAATTCATTTAAACTTTATACATTAGCAGATGGTGCTATTTTAAATAACGCCGATTCGACTGCGAGAAAGAATAATATTCTCGTAAGTGGTTCTCAACATAATCTTAGATATGAAGTTACGGGTGTCAATACGAAAAAAGGTACATTTAGTCTTTTAATCAGAAGAGGTGACGATAGTATTAAGAGAAAACAAATTCTTGAAACTTGGAATAATTTAAGTCTTGATCCTAACGCTAAGAATTTTGCACCTAAAATGATTGGTGACCAAGTTATGGTAACGAGAGATATTGGTACTACGGATCCTTTCATACAATTAAGTGGTTCATATACGAATAAGTCAAAATATGTGAGAATTGAAGTTCTTAATCCAACTGATGATTATTTAGATGAGAATGGTGAAGTAAGAGTTTCGGATTATCAAAATAGGTTACCACAAAGTGGAAGTGGTTCATCAGGCGGTGGATTTAGTGGTGGTGATAATGGATATGGTGGATTTGACGCTGTTGGTAAATTCCAAGGATCAGGAAATGTAAGTAAATGTACATTTTATGATAAAATAGCAGATGAAAATTCACAATGTTTCCATCCAGATAATACTACTGTTCAAGATGGTGGGCAGGCTTATAATGGAGCATTGAATTTATTGAAAAATCAAGATGAATATGATATTAATCTAATATTAGTACCTGGATTAAATCAACAATATCACGCACCAATTATTTCAAAGGCAATTGATGTATGTGAAGACAGAGGTGATTGTTTTGTTGTGGCGGATCCAGTACCATACGCATCGACTATTACACAAGCCACTACAGAGGCAGAGGATTATGATTCTAATTACGCTGGTATGTATTGGCCTTGGATTCAAGTTCCAGACAATCAAGTTGGAACAAATAGATGGGTTCCACCATCAGTCGTAATACCTGGAATATATGCATTTAATGATAAAGTTGCACATCCATGGTTTGCACCAGCTGGATTAAATCGTGGTGGTATTGATGTTGCTATTCAAGCGGAGAGAAAACTTACACACGCGAATCGTGATACCTTATATGAATCAAATGTTAATCCAATCGCAACATTCCCAGGACAAGGTGTATGTGCTTGGGGACAAAAAACACTTCAAAAGAAATCATCGGCACTTGATAGAATTAATGTAAGACGATTATTAATTAAATTGAAGAAATTTATTGCATCTACTTCAAGATTCTTGGTATTTGAACAAAATAATCCAGCTACAAGAAGAAGATTTTTGAATATCGTTAATCCTTATTTAGAACAAGTTCAATCCAATAGTGGTTTAACTGCATTCAGAGTGGTAATGGATGATACGAATAATACACCAGATGTGGTTGATAGAAATATTCTTTATGGACAAATATTCATTCAACCAACAAGAACTGCTGAGTTCATTGTATTGGATTTCACTGTTCAACCAACTGGTGCAACATTTCCAGAGTAATTTTTGAGATTTATGATATTTATATATGAGATATATAATCTACAATTGGGAGAATAATAATGGCAGAATTAATAGATGCTAATGATATAATGTTTACACCATATGAACCTAAAGTTAAAAATAGATTCATAATGCAAATAGATGGGATTCCTGCATATTCAGAATTTCAACAGATTTTTGGAGATTCTTTTAAAAGTGGTTCACAATATTATCAATATTTAACATCACACACCGCAGAAAATTACCTAAAACATTCAGATAAATTAACAGTTGT